GCAAGTAACCCCAACCAGTTAAGGGATCAAACGCTAAATATCCTCTATCCGCACCCCTCTCACCTGGTACTGCCGTTCCCCATGCAGCTTCATATATTTCTATTGGTTGTGAAGTTACTTGTCCACCACCGCTTCCAGGGTCTCCTTTAGGCCCTCTTAAAGACAGTAATTGTTCTGGTGTAAAATCAGAATATCTAAATGGTTCGCCTTTATCGCCCTTTGGCCCTTTAAGTGCGTTAAGTTGTTCTTGTGTAAAATCAGAAAATTTAAAAGGTTCCCCTTTAGGTCCTGGTGGCCCTTGTGTACTTGATGCATATTGATTAATTTCGGCTTTCTTAACATAATCACTTAATTCAGATTTTTGAGCGAAGGACTGCCCCTCTAATTTATTAACGTAACGAGTACTAGCATCACCAGGAGTTAGCGCATATTGAGAAATCTCGTTTTTCTTAATGAAAGTACCTAAATCGTTCTTATATGCAAATGTTTGAGTTGCCCAACCTTTTTGAGCATAATTATTAGTCGCATCTGTTTTAGACAAATAATCGTTTAGCTCTGTTTTTAATGCATATTTAGGGTCGCCTAGCATAGTAAGGTAATTTCTTATATCAACTTTTTTTAGGTAAAGATTTTCGGCATCTTGTTTAGTTGCATATGCAGATAAATCTACATTAGCACCAGTGCCAGGCGGTCCTGGTGGCCCTTGTTCACCTCTAGGGCCTTTTAAACTCTCCAATTGTTCTTGTGTGAACATATCATAAGTAAAAGGCTTTCCGTCTTTACCAGGAGGGCCTTGAATACCCTGTATCCCTTGTTCGCCATTTAGTCCGTCAATACCATTCTTACCAGGTTCGCCCTTTGGCCCTGGAGGACCAGGAGGCCCTTGCTCTCCTGGTTCACCCTTCGGCCCTTGCAATTTAATAATTTGGGTATTATCTTTGACAATGATTTTATCATCATCATTAGACTTTATATGAATATTTTCATCACTCATATTATTTCCCCCTATTACTGATGCCTTCAGCTATTGTTATTTCACCTTTTATCAGACATTTAATAGGCTTTTCACCACTCCATAGGAATAAATCCCAATAGTACTTGCCATAGTCCAATGTGTTTGTATCCAATGATAAGATGATTTTACTTAACTCATCACCTTCTAACCCCTCTTGTGATACTGCCACATCAAACTTTGCCTTGTACTCCTCATCAGTTGGATATTTTCTAACGCACGCAAATAGGCTTTCACTATCTACTGCATTTGTATATCCAACATTTAGAGTGATTGCTTCTCCTTTAATGACATTAAAGTTGTGTTGGACTGGTAACATCCGCATCTTCCTCTTCTAAATTCATTAGATCATTATGAATACAACCCTCTGTAGGGCAAGTGCCATTTTCATTTAAAGTGGCCCAACAATATTCACAAAAACGCATTACAGGTACATTGCTTTTGATTTCTTCCATATTATTTCACCGCCTTAATTTTAGCAACCATTTCAGCTTGTAAAGTCTTATATTGTGCTTGCAAATCACTAATATCTGCATTATCTAATCGTCTACGCAATACTGCTTTATCAAGTGCATCAAATCGTTTATCATAGTAATTTTTAATTTCTGCAATTTGTTCAGCCTTAGTTGGTTCTTTTGGCTGTGGTGTTACAAATTCACCATTTACATATAACTTGCCAGCCATAAATTCATCTAGCATACTATCACCGTCTGCAGAGTAAATATAATTCTCTGCATCTGGCCATTCTTTTTTAGCATGATCTAGTAATTCATCTTTGCTAATCAAATTGTCAACAAAAGATGTAATACGTTCGCCTTGTTCATTTAATACAAATACATATTGGTTCATGTGTTTTCTCCTTCTATTACGCCATGCCTAATGCAAACCAGTAATATGATGCTGCATATCTATCACTTGCAACAAACACAGCTTTTGTATTGCTACTTTCGTTGGCAGAATTTGCAAAGTACCTAGGAGTGTCTGAGCCAGTCCAGTATGCATCAATAGCATTAGCCATAAACAATGTAGTAAATCTAATTGGGAATGTAACTTCTGTTTTCGTTACATTATCTTGTCCACCGATTCCCCATTGTATAGCAAACCCATTAGCAAACTTTACATATCCCCCATTGCCAGTTAGTTTAGATGCTACAATAGCACCTTGCCCTAATAGACTTTTTAGCGTTGATAAATTAAGCACTTTATTAGTATCACTATCATTGTAATTAGAGGTGATAAAATCAATCATTTTAGATGTATTATCACCTTTAATGAATGACATGCCAGCATTAGTTTTGTTTACATCTTTGAAATAGCCACCAGATGTAATTGAAACATATCTATCCAGTTCACCTTTAGTAACAAATGTACTATCAGACATATTCACAGTAATATTTTTGGCATTACCAATTACTGTTCTAATCTTATAAATTTCGCTATCAATAGGTGTAGTCTTATCTGGTACATAGCCTACATTATTACCGCCGTTTGTATAGCTATATAGCATTTCTGTTTTTCCGTCAACTTTTGCATATAGGCCAACCTCACGTGGGAAGAAGCCTACATTTAAAGTGTTGTTTGATAGTGTAGCAGTAATTAAATATTGACCATTCCCCTCGTTTACACCGCTTGTTACTGGCAATTCCATTTTAGGAGAGATTACAGATTTCATATCGTTAAAATTTAGACCTGTAGCATCTCCGTCACCTACCACTACACGTGTCATTATTAAGTTTTTACGTGTAGCAACACTTTCAGCAATCATTGCCAAACCATTTTTAGTAACCACATTCTGTGGGTATTGACTAGGCATTATTTACCCCCTTAACAATTAATACGATTAATTACATTAGCTTTAGTGATGTATACACCAGCCACTATAGATGCATCATCTAACGCAGAATTGAAGCCTACCATAGGATTGATTGTAGTTGTTTCAAATGTTGTAACAATGCTACCAGCATATAATTCAGTATCAACGCTATGCACATCATTAATACTTAATCCAATATGTGATGGTTTTACTACTGTTAAGTTGCTTCTTATTTGTGGTATAGCGTACACAAAGGATGAGTTATTAAACTCTAACTTCAATACTCCATCCTCAAACTGTACATCTACATCATCTAATACGAATGTCTTAACAATCGCCCTAATTCTATCTAGCGTACACTTGCCGTTATTATTCCATAACATTTGCACTATGGCTCTACGTTGTTCTATTGAGCCATCACCTTTGATACCTAAATCTTTTTCGTAAACCTTTAATCCACGTTCGCCTACCGCATCAAAGAAGCCATTATCTAATAACACATCTAGTAGTTCATCTATATCTTGTAGTTGTAAACCAGCTGCTTGATATAATTCACGAACCCATGGATCATTACGATACATCTTATTAATGGCTTTTAGTGCGTATTCTTTAAAATCAGTATTAGTCATTTAAAGCCACACTAACTGTACCCAATACGGCAACTTGTTCATTTGTTAGATTAATTTTAGTTGTCTGCCCATTTACAGTTACACTTTCATAGTCAGTAACACCAGCATTATCAATGATAATGTTACTAATCTGTGCGACTGATACATAGTTTTGTTTAAAGGCTATCTTCTTTAGGTAAGCGGTTACCGCTTCAGTAATGTCATTTGTAATAGTGGATTTAGTAGCCGTTGTAGTGTGTTGTACACCTCTAACATCAATATTGATAGGTACTTCTGTAGCACTAACTACAGTACAATGTGCACCAATTGGTGCTTGACCTTCACCAATACCTTTGCTCTCTGGGTCTATGTAATCTTGTACACGCTTAACTAAATCGGTACTAGCAGCCTTTCTATCGGAATTAATAACAATCACTTTAACAGTATTGTTGCCATTCCATAAGCCTATTACATTAGCTTCGCCTACACCTTCGACCTCTTTGGCCCATTGCTTGTAGTGGTAATCGTTACCGCTTGTAGCTGGTTCTCTTAACTCTTCATAGTAGCGCTCACGCAAATCATCATCTGCTTCTTCATCTTCGCCACCTTTTGCAGCATCATCATTGATTACTGCATTGATACCAGCAATAGTAATCGGCATTTGTGTAATACTACCTTTAGGAACATTACCAACTGCACCAGCTTTAGTGCATCGAATTTTGATGATAGAATTATCAACTACATCCTTGTTTTCTAGTGACTCATATTGAATACCGCTTTCGCTTTCAAACAAATCACCCTCATGGATAGTGCCATTACCATCTACAATACGTAGGTTACATACTGCCTTAGTAGCTAACTTGCGTTGTGTTCCTTTGCGTTGGAATACTACCCTTGTTAGTTCATCACCTGTTAAGTTATCCACGTTTTGTTTGCGTTCAATTTCTTCCGCCTTCTTCCACAGTTCAAGTAAAGCAAATGCTTCACCTCTTGTTATGTCATACGTTGGAAAGCCTTCCGTTTTCTGATACGCATCATCGATGTTTTCAAGCATCGTATTATGGATGCTATCAACACTATAATTCGAATTCATGTTCTATCTTCACCTCTTCCCCTGTATTAGTAACTACTGTGAAATAAAAAATACCAGCGTTGAATTGCCAATCTTTGACAACTACAACACATGGTACTTTGTTCATGATACCTTCTGTTATTCTTCTTTTTATTTCAGATACTTTATATGCTCGTGGCAATCTGTACCCTAATAGCTTAGTTAGATCTAACCCAAAGCTATCACTATAGATTAAGTATTTCTTCATTTCAGTACGAATAAATAACTCAATCCATTGTTTTATTGCTTCAATCTGCGTATCTTCTACATTGCGACCATCTTCAAATACAAAACGATGTGTCTTATAGTCGAATTTAAATGACCGCCCCACCTTATGTTGTGAGTTCGTAGCCGTTGCAGTTGATTGGATAGAGTTTGTGAAATTGTAGTCCTTTGGGAACATCATACCCCCTCTTTCACAATATCAACGATAAAGAAATGTTGCTCATTTTCATCTGGTATAACAAGCACTTTATCGCCAGCTTTCCATAATTCATCAAGCACTATCTTGCCATCACCCTGTGCTTCATAATCAGATTGTGGCCCAGCTGGACACCCTTTGTGTGTCATTTTGCCACTATGTCTATAAGAGTATGTAGTGATATGGTGAATTAATTGAAAGCATACATAACCATTAGATGCATCTATCATAAACTTCCCATCTTTGATAGCTACCTTCCATGGCGAAGTACTAATAACCTCACCAAGGCAAGCACCTATCCGTATAGGGTTAGTTCTATCTTTGAACATAGAAGCCATCTGACTGTGCCATCCTTCCATATTTGCCCCCTTATGACATTCTAATTACTTTACTAGGTGCTTCGTTTGTGTGCCATGCGTTATTGGCATCTGAATAGAATTTAGCGTGTCCTTCGCTACTACTGTTACCAAACGCACCGCCAGCACCATCAGAGATAACTACGTGTTGATTATTACCGTATACTAAGATATCACCTTTTTTAGCGTAGCCATCAAAGGCTTCTACTTTATAACCAGCACTCTGTGCGTTATTAACTAATGTATCTACATTAGCCGTACCTATATCAGCCTGTTGCTTTAAGAATGGACTGTAATAAGAACCGGCCTTAACCGCCACATCTACGCATCCATTATCACGATATACGCTTTGATATCCGTTAAGTGCGTTCATACCAGCATCAACTTGCGTTGCATTAGCAGTACTATTTGTAGCATTAGGTGTAACAGTTGTAGTAGTACTTGTTGCGTACTTGCTTGTATCAAGTTCTTTGGTTACACGCTTTAGATCTAATGTCATAGTATGATTAACTCCATAATTATGCTTACAGTTTTCTACTATGAATTTATCGTGTATATCTACTGTGTAATCATCAATTATAATAATGCGCCCACTCCTTACTGTATCATCACCTAATAATGTTAGGTTTAACTTTTCAGCTACCTTATTAGTATCTTGAATAGTCTTTTTAGCAATTTGAGCAGTCTGTGCTTGCTTCTTATTATCAACCTTAACTATCTTCTTGATTAAGCCATATTTCTTGATGCTTTCATCATCTTGAATAGTAGACTTAACAGATGTACTCTTTTCCTTTTGAGATATAGCTACAATGCTATTACGCATATCTTCCATACTTAAATCTCTTGAGTAATTGTTGATAGGTTGAGTGATAACCTTATCTAGCACTAAATCTTTGTAGTCCTCAACGTGTATCTTGCCATCTCGGTATTCTAAGCGGTATTTATAGCCAGTTTCTTCTGTGGCTTGCTTGATAATATCCTTGATAACATCAGATACTGTTTCACCTTGATATATCTTCTTAATATTCGTCTTAATATCGGCCACATTACCTAAAGGCACGTTATTCTCACTGCATACCTTTTTGATAGCTTCAAGTCCACTAACACCATTGAATTGAATTTCAATCTCTGACTTGTTGAGATAGAAGCAATAGTCAAAGCAAGTATAACTATATTTGTTAGCGCCGCTTTGTTTTTCTGCTACTACAATTCCTTGAAATACTACTTGTTCCTGTTGCTCTTCGTTAAGCTGCGTTGTAGCACTCTTGTTATTGTTGCTTAATTGGTTACTAAACTCAATCTTGCCACCAATAGCAAGCCGTGTACCCATAAGGTTAAAATCAAAAGGGTTATCTGCTAAATCAAAAGTAAATTCTTGACCTAACGTATCAATACCATCTGACCTTTGATAGTTATTTGTATAGGCGGTAATTTCACGTGTTTCAGTAACATCTTTACCATCTTTGCCTTTGGTTGTGTTCGTATACTGTAACTTCATTTTTTAACCGCCTTACTATCAGTAGACTTTGTATCTGTAGCCTTATTTTCGCCACCAGTCGAAGATTGAGCCGTAGTTGATGTATTAGTATATACATACTCTTCAATACCTATTGTGGCTTTAATATCTCCAATTTTGTCATAGGTGTATGATAGATCATTAATGACACATGGCATATTAAGGATTTCGTTGCCATCAGATTGAATGATGCATATCCGCATCACGGCTTTCATCTGCCGTTGTGCTTGAAAGAATTGTAAACATTGCAAGCCATCTGTACCATTACCACGAATAAAAGAGTAATCCTTATTCACAGGTAATAGGATATTATCTAGGCTTAGTGTTCGTAAACCTAAAGGCCCTATAAGTTTAATATCACCACGTAAGCCATTAAAGGTTTCGTTTGCTTGCGGTTCACTAATCGTAGGCAAAGGGTTAGGCACTACAGGTAATGTAATGTACTCATCTGTTAATTCAGAGTGAAATACAATGTCTGTAGTTGGTTTTCGTTCGGCATAATCTAAAATCTTACCGACTAAACCATGTGAAATCTTATCTGCAAACTTAGTAGCACGTGTTACTGCTAACTTTTGCAAGTCCGCTTGTTTCGTCATTAAGCGTTGTTTCATTACGCTTTTAGCGTTGTCTTGAAAGCTCATTTCACACCCCCTACATATTGCCCATAGCTAACATTACTTTATCTGTAACGTGTCTACCGCACGCATCCATGAAATCTTCATTACCAATCACGTTGCCTTGTACTGTTACATTTACTGTTACATTGCCACGGCCACTTGCTAATTGTTTCATGCTTTCATCGTGTGGAATGACTTGTGAGCCGTTTGGTAGATTGATAATTTCGCCACGTTGATTTTCGTTGACATATGTCGCTCCACCTTTCCAGTACTCAGTACCAGTTGCATTATGTTCACCAGTTACACGGCCTATAGTATTGTTATATAGCCATGCTCCACCCTCTTTGATAGCATCGATTTTTTCGCCAGCCCATTGTAATTTATCTTGAACCCATCCAAGCACATCTTGTGCGATGGATTTGATAATTCCAAAGTAACCATTGAAGATTTGTACCAAGCCATTAAAGGCCATATCCCAGTTGCCAGTAAATACACCTACAATGAAATCAATAATGCCATTGAAGATTTGCATCACACCATCAAGTATAGGACTCATGATTTCCATAAATCGGTTATAAATAGGTGTAACAACCTCTATAACACCATTTACAAATTCAGTACATCCACTTACTAAGCTATCCCATAATTCGCTAGCATAGCTTGAAATTGCATCCCATACTCCTATTGCTACCTCTTTTACTGTATCCCAGTTATAGATCAATAATGCAATAGCAGCTATCACGGCATATAATGCAAACACCATAGGATTTGCAATCATTAGCATATTCAATACTCTTACAATTTTTACTACAGTCATAAAGCCACTAAATATAGATAACAATATAGGTAAGATGCTAGATATTACATTAAAAGCAACAAAGCCAGCTACAACAACTTTAAGAACAGGCACTAAGAACCCAAGATTATCAACACACCACTTAATAACACCACCTAAAGTGGATAAAACGCTTTTAACTACGTTCATACCCTCTGTTAGATTTGTTTTGATGGTTTCCTTATTCTCTGTAATCACCTGTGCTATCCATGTAAATGCACCGCTAAATGTATTGAATATATCTTGAATAACTGGTGCAACTATAGGCATGATAGTACTTACCATATCAATAAAGGCTTTTTGCATAGGCAATAGGCCCTTACCAATCGTAGCCATAAGTGCTGCTTGTTGGTTCTTCATCCGTTTTAGTTGTCCATCTGGTGTATTAGCTAGTATTTCATTCTGTTTAGAGAATGTACCATTAACTATTTCATTAATAGTTGCCAACCGTTCTGCTTCTGTACCATTTTTAATGATTAGCTTTTGCGCTTCCGTTAAAGGTATCTTCATCTTAGTCAAGCCAGCTACATCACCATTGAACGCTCTGCCGATTGCTTGCGAAGCCAACTGTGCATCTTCTGCCGTAGCATTAATACCAAATTTACCAGCCACTAAATTAGTTAAGGCTTCTGATAGTCCATCCACCTTATCAACAGGAACATTCCATTTATTTAACTCTTGATAGCCAGCACGAATAGTACCGGCAGAGATAACCCCTACTTGGCCCCATTTAGATGCATACTCGTTTAATTGCTTTTGTGCAGCATCAAGCGACTGTGCCGATTTATCATATAGTGAATTGTTATTAGCTAAGCTATTACGCAATAATGTTTGAGATAATTCAGCACTTTTTGCTACATCAAGTGCTTTCTTACCATAGTCAACAATAGCACCAACACTAGCGAACGCACCCAAGCCTGACATTGCCAATCCCATCTTACCGATGCTACCAGCAATACCTAAGAATTTGTTATTAATTCCGTTACCAAAATTACTTAACTTATTCTTCATGGCTACCATTTTGCGTTCAGTATCTTTCGCACTATCGCCAGCCTTTTTCATAGGTGCAGTAAATTGGTCTTTAAGACTAAGTAATACGTTAATACTTTTAGCCATTATTGCCCCTTTCTAAATCTTCCATATCCAGTTCGAAGCACGCACAATAGAACGTGCGTTCTAATGGATCTAATGCAAGTAACGAGGATAATGTATGGCCTTTTTGCATATAATAGCGGAACATTGTTAGTTCCCTGTCCGCTCTTATTGCTTTTTTATGTCATCGACTGGATTTGCGATACCATACATACCCAAGATAGCTTCACCCAATGCAGTAATATCTTCCACGCTATCGTTTAGCACTTTATATACTACATCTGTAGGTTCAGCACATTCATATTTTGCTTGTAATTCTTTATTCTTAAACAAAGGAACGCAAGCATAGATGAGTTGTACCATTGCATCCATTAAAGTTGATAGCGTTGCATCTTGCTTGATATCATCCATAATACGCAATACTGTTGGTAACGGTTGATGAATTACAGTTAACTCACCGCCTAAACCTTTTACATATACATCTTTAGATTGAAAACCCTCTTGCATATTGCGGTTAAGCAAATCTTCAAGTTGTAATTTAGCCATATATTATCCACCTCACATTAAAAAGGAAAGGCGATGCATTAAGCACCGCCTACATATTAAAGAATTAAGTCAAGATAGTTGTAATCCGCAAATTTGAATGGATAACTTTCTTCTTGTACTTTTTTGTTTTCAAAACCATGTGTCAATTCATCCAAAGTAACACCAGTTAGTTCGATACGTTCAGCACCATTTACATCTGGGTCAGTTAATTTAGATACGATTTTGATATCTGGTACACTACCATTTTTGATTTTACCAGCAATCTTTTTAGCAACACGGCTATCGATTTTATGAAGTACCAATGTACCAGCGCCCTCAAAACCCACTAAGCGTTGATGAACACCCATTTCACCATTGATATCTACCGCTTCATATTTAAGGGAGATTTTAGCTTCAAAAGATTTTACGTTTGCGTATAATTCGCCATCAATCCATACTTTACCGAATTGGCCACGCAAGATTTGATTATGAATGTCTTTACTTGCCATACTTTACCCCCTATTCCATAGTAATTTGGAAGGACAAATCTTCCATAGCATCCAAGATTTTAACTTTAGCAGCAATAAATACAGTAGACTTGAAGGACATTTCTTTAACTTTCGCTTCATCCCAATCTTCTGCTTCTGTTTTACCAACAGATAACCATGCTTGTCTTTGATTTTCTACATCAACGAACGCATGGTTATCATATTCTGGATCTAAAATTTCACCATTAACAACTTTAGTTAAGGATTTGAAATAAGCGTTTACAGAAGAAATAAACAAATATTGGTTGTCCAAGTGGTTTTTATACTTGCCTACATAGTACTTTTTGAATGTAGAGTATAAATCTTCTTGAATTAAATCCATACTTTCAACAATGATGATTTTACGCATATCTTCTGTATCAGCAGATGTGAATGTAGTCAATGTATTAACACCACGGCCCACACGCACTACGTTATCTTCATCGTCATTTATGAGGAGCAGCCACCCCTCATCTGTCCATTTATTTACATCTTTTTCTGCAGTAACATAAGAGTTATCCACATAGTCTAAATCTTCCAATTCGTAGTATGTGATACTACGGTTCATTGGTAAGTTAGCCAAAATAGATGTAATACGTGGTAAATAATCAGTCATTTTAACATTAGTACCAGCTGCTGCATCGGCTTCATGTACATATTGACCTTTCATATTTACAACGTGTTTATCATCTGCAACTGCTACGTTAGCAACTACACATTTTACTTTGCGACCTTTGGAGATAACATTACGAGATTTTGTATAAGATACTAAATCTGTTTGCCATTCTGCTACAGTAGTACACGCCCAGTTATACTTGATGCGGTCTAATACTTGTTTAAGGTCTGCAAATGCAGTTGTTTTAGATGGTACATGTAATACCACTACTTTATTTACATTCACATAGAAGCAACGCTTCAACAATTTAATTGTATCGGCATTGTATTTTTTATCGGTAATGTCTGCTTCAAATTTGAATACATCATAGCCAATTTCTGTTTGTTTATCATCTTTAACGATGATTAATGCAGTACCACGTTCGGAACGTAGCACGGCAGATACCGCCTTTTGCAAGAATACGATATCAATATTTGGTAAGCCAATCGCCATATTCTGCTCCTTTTACCCATTAAAAATAGCACCCACACATGGTAGGTGCTACAACTATTCTTCCGTTGGCTCTTGCAACTCTCCGTTGACCGCCAATTTTTCCATGTAAGGTGCATCTGCTTCTGGTCTGTTTTGATAGATCGTTACATCAAAGTTAGTGATATATGACATATCAGCCTTATTGATTGTTTCGACTATATCAGATGCAGTAATACTAAATCCATCTGCTACGCTAACAGGCATTGCTAACATCTCTCGCAATGTTTCCCTTGCTTTAAGTAAGTTAAGATAGCCAATCTCACGCTTTTCATTGAAGTAGTAGATATAGATATTAAGCGTATCTCCTCTTAGGATTTCGCCTATATCTTCATTGTTGAAGTCTACAACCTCAATAAAAAATGATGGTCTAGTAAATCCCTCTGAAATATCCCTATCATTAACATCACAATTAAGCAGTTCTCTGCACTTTACTGTTAATGCTTTTACTATTTCAACTGCCGTTATCACTAGCCTAAACCTTTTTCATTAAGCATCTTATCAATAAATTCTTCCGCTAACCCTTGATATTCTGACGGAAAAGCTTTAGCAGTTTTACCCATGATAGCTTTACCTCTTACAAAGGCTTCCCCTGTATTACCAACTATTAATTTAGGTTTACCCTGTGCAGCATGACCTAGCATTACATGACCATGTTCAACTAACCATGCGTGCGGTGCGGTATTTTTAACACGCACTTGCCACTCATCCTTACCATACCTATACGCTCTATCACGTTTAAGGCCTTTGATAAGGTTTTTCGTACCTTGTGTAGTACCGCTTTTATAGTTGTTTTTGGCATTAGCTTTTAACTTATTGCCAGCACGTTGAAGAAAATTCTTTGTATCTTTCGGAAAGTCTTTAGTCGCTAAGTCTAGCAACTCTTGAGAAAACTCACTTAAACCTTCTGCTTCAATATCAACACCCATTAGATTACAACCTCTGTAAATATTTCTAGTCGCTCTTTATTAAGGTATGGATCCATAACGTACAAAATGTTATATTTCTGCCCCTCAATAATTAGCCACATATCTGGTTCAATATCATTGCGATACCTACACACAATCTTATGTGTAGTTCTAGCAAGTGTAGTTTCTGCCGTTCTACCACTTAATAGACCGCCAGTCTGTGGAATGACACCACAATGCATATTGCCTATAACTGTATCAACAATAGGATATTGCCCCAATTCATTCATAGTGGTTGATTTTCTGTTAGCGTGAATTTCTGTTTGATGTTGTAATAGAGTGCTTAATCTACCTTTTCTATACATAATTTCACCTATAATAAGTTAATTGAATACTTATCTAAGATAGCTTGTGCCGTAGGGTTTACCACCGCATTTTCAACGGCCGTAAATGTACGATTATCGTAAAATTCTCCACATAAACTCAATACGGCAATAGGCATATCTTCATAATCATCAAGTGTAGTCTTATCAGCTATTCCCATATATGTCATGCAATAGGAAATTGCTGCAGATAATACCATGTCTAAAATAGGTTTAGTGTCGGCTGTAACATCAACACGAATATAGTTCGATACAATATCAAGATTTAACTCACTAACTTTCATGTTTACTCCTCTGCTTCAGCCTTTTTGCTTTTGGTTTTAGCTTGTTTTACAGGTTCGATGTAACCAGCTTGCAATAGATCATTGATGATTACCTCGTTTGTATACTCAACAATGCTATCAAGTGGGGCAGATACTACCCCACTATAACCAACTAACACCTTATACTTCATGACTATTAAGCCATTGCTAATGTAGCAATACGTTGTTCGTCAACGATTTTGCCATCAACTTCAACATAACCAGCTACACCAACTGCGTATTGAGTATAGAAGCGTTCTTGCAATACAGAAATTTCAGAGTTTTCACCACTGATTTTTGTAGCATAACCTTTAAGGTCAGCATAGATTGCAACTGTTTTCTTAGTAGCAATTTTAGGCATATTGTCAGATTCGAAAACAGGACGGCCCAATAATGTATAGCCGTAACCATTTGTAAGGTCTTTATTCAACAAGTATTCGCCTTGTGTATTTTTCAATTTTGCACACGCTTTAAATGTTTCCGGATGCATGATGAATACACCATTGCCACGATATGCTTGCGGTACTTTGAATTGAAGTTCAATCAAATCATCTGCAGTAATTGCAGTTGCACTAGCAGCAGTTACTTTGTTTTGAGCGTTCAAAAGACCTTGAATTTTAGCAGAACCATTAATCATTTCATTTTCTAAGAATACAACGATTGCTTCTGCTACTTTAGTTACAACGTAGTTTACAATGTCAAAGCCAGCGTTATTGATTAAGGATTTGGATACTTTAGTCAATACACCTACTACATTGCCTTTCAATGTAACAGATTTGAATTTACCGCTTGTAGATTCAAGTTCTTGAAATTCACCAACATATGCACATGTAGTTTTGGATGTAGATTCATCTTCAACTGCAAATACCAAATCACCTTTTACATCGTAGAAATCAGAGTTTTGGATAATAGGTGCAATGTTTTTTACTGTAGAGATGATACGTTCAGCAATAGTGGATGGAATCACTACACCATTATCACCTTTAGTAAGGTTTACATCTGCACGAGTTTCAGTATCAGCAAATGTAGTTTCACCACTACGCAAGAAGTTAGCAAATGCACGTTCTTCCGCCATAGCCATTGCTTTTGCATCAGTTTTAGCTGGTTCTTCATCATCAGATACAGACATCATGGAACGCTCTTCTTTTGCAAGTTTCAATGTTTTGTCAATGTCTGTTACTTCTTTTTGTAGACCTTCGAATTTTGTTGTTTCTTCTTCATTAAGGGCACGAGTTTCTTCATCTGCCACTTTAACAAGGTTGTTCATTTCTTCAACCAAACCATTACGTTTTTCAATAAGTTTTTTAAAATTCATGCTATCCTCTTTTCTTCGCATTAAAAAAGCACCCACATATGGTGGATGCTAAGCATTTAATTTATTCAAAATGTCATGATATTTCTGATTGCTGGTCTCTTCTTCATCATCAGTCTTACGTTCTTCAATATCATATTCCAATGCACCTGTTGCAGTTTCGTTAGATCTACACTCAAGTAAATCTTCACCTTCATCTGCTCGAACATTGATAGATGTTGCAATATATGCTGGGTTCACAGACAAAATACTAACTTCACTTACATCAATAGCTTTAAGCGTGCGGACTTCTGGCATATTCTCCTGTTTATCCCACGCATCTTCTAGTTTTCTAAAACCAAAAGACCAGCCTTTAAGTTGTCTATTTTCTGCAAGTTGTACTACTTCCGCATCAGATACAATAGCTTTTGCGTATAAGCCAATGCTATCTTCTCTTAATTCAAGCGAGCCGTCTTGTTGGTCTCCCAATTTTCTGCGGTGGTTGAAGCGTAACTCTACATTGTTATTACGTTGTAATGCAGAATTGAACGCACCACTTTGTACTTTTTCTAAAAAATTACCCCTTACATCACGAATAGGTTTACTTAAACGCTCTGTAACATTTACATAACCCTCAATCGTAACTGCACCATTACGGACTTCAATTTTCATCATTCTCACCCCCTTTCACAGATTTTAGTGTAGTTAAATCACCAAGCACACCAGTATTTGGTGTGTACACTTTCTTCGTATCTGGATAATAGAATACGTTCGCAAGGTTCATACTTACGAAATCAATACCCATAGGAGATAAATCTTCACGTTGACGAATTTCATCCACGTTAATCCAGTTACTATCCAATGCAGTTTTATAAGCATTAAAACGTGTAAGCATATCTGCTTTCAACAGATCATTCATATCTAAGCTAAAATACAGATTTCCTTTTTCAGTTTCAAGCAGCATTGAACGATTGATAGCTTCAACAAAGCAATTTACGATTGGCATAATCGTAGTTTTAACAAAAATATTAAATGCTTTCTCATCTATAAATGTTTTGTCAGTAAAACCAAATATTTTATAAATTAAATCAGCATTTGTTTGTTTGCTTTCGTTGAGTTGGTTTTCTACAGCTGTACTATCAGCACTTTCAAATGTAATGCCCTTATTAAGTACAATTGCATCACTAGTGCCAAGCTTAGCTGTCATCTTTCGCCATGCTTTTTTAAGTGCATCAAGTGCTTTTACCGTCAATTTCCCCTCAGATTTAAGGAAGCCTTTACGCACACCCTTACTGATTACACCATTTTCATATACTAACGCATTGTACATACTAGAAATTTGTGTAGCGTTATCATCTAATAACCCTCTACCATGCACCCCATCGTTACTGTTCCTAACAGCACGCATGATATTAAAGTTATCATAGTAACTCCCATCTACTAAGAATAGTACAGTCCTATCAATTAATTTGCCGTTATCAAGCACGCTTACACGATATTTAGGCAAGTATTGTAATGATGTAGCACTGTTACCATCTTTCCCAATATAACAATAGCAAGCACCTTCTATAATTAGATCATTAATCATGGCTTGCTTCGTTTCGAACGCACCTAGCGTTGAATTTGTTTCAATGTTCAATAGCTTTGTACGTTCATCGTCTGTGATTTCTGTAATAGTATTACCATCTCGTCTATATAGCTTGATAGGAATACCAGCAATAATACCACTAATCAAAAACAATGCACTTGCTACCGCTGGCACACTTAATGCTTGCCTACGTGTTACTGTTGTAGATGCATCAAAGCTAGGAAGTCCTAAGTCCACATCGTCAGCCGTATCAATGAATGAGTTTTCACTTACTACCGCTTCTTCTCTGACCTCTAAACCAAAGATATTTTTTATTAATCCCAATATTTCACCCCCTTTCTACATTTGGACTACCCAATCAATGGTACTATTAAGCATATAATTTTGATGTAATAGATACATCGCATTGATGCCAGCTACTACCATATCAACCTTACCTCTTGATTTTTTCTTGTTTACATAGCGGTTCATATTGGTATCGTATACGCAACGTGAATTTTCAAAGTTAATTTCAAGTAATTTGTTGCCTTTTTCATAAACAAGATTGCCATCGGCTACTAATTCTGCAAGCCATTTAGTCGCTGGATGCAACACACTAGAGTGTTGTTTGATTTCTACCATCGTATATCCAGCATCCTCTAGCTTCTGTGCAGTCGATAAAGCATTGTATCTATCATAGCCAATACCCATCACAGTAACCCCATATTTAGCTTCTATTTGCATTATGTAGCGTTCAATAGCACCATAATCTACAGTTCTATTGCCACATGCTATACAATACCCAGCGTTAATAAAATCACGATAAGGAATACGTTCCAGTTTTGATTTTTCATCTATCCTATCTTCTGGTATAAATGCCACCGCATCAAGGTATACCTTTTCTGTTTCTTCGTCAAAAGCCACCATAGATACGGCACAGTTATCTGTAGTCATAGCTAAGTCAATACCAAGGAACACTTCACGGCCACTCCAGTCGATATGATCTATAGCTCCTTTTTGTAAATCTGCAACATTCACATAGCTTTCACTACCAGCACCGCTATAAATGATGTTGCAATGCTTTGTGATAAAGTTTTCACGCTTACTTTCAATCTCAATAGCTACTTGCCTTTTCGATTTCAAGTCATCCATGATTTCTTCCATTTCAATAGCTAGTGGGTTGCTTTGTTCTAGCACTTCATCATTTGTGGCCCATCCTTTGGTATCGTCTGGTTCATATAACAAGGCGAATACCTTATCATCATCTACCGCACCATTCAATACACGCTTTGCATAGTCCACTTCATCTTCAAATGGATT